GACCGTTGGTGGACAGTGCAGGGGTGTAGTCCAGCACGCCAGCCATATTCAGAGCGGAAGCAACATCAGCGGAGCAGAGGATGAAGTTGCCCTTCCCTCTACGAGTTTGCTGTGCAATAGCGTTGGCATCGCGCTCGATCTGATAGATCAGACCCTTGAACTTCTCAACGCTCCAGCGACCGTTGGAGTCGGTGTCGAGGTTGAAGATACCAGCGTTAGCAACGTTGTTCTGAGCACCGACCTTTGCCTGCAGATACACAGTACGGATCACTTCACGGTTGATCTCAGCCAGGATCTCAGAAGAGAGAATGTTGGCGAGTTCCGTTTCAGCGTCCAGACCGTGAATTGCCTTAAGGTCTTGAGCCAATTCAAGCGTGTACTCAGCTTTCAGAGCACGAGACTTGGCGGTCACCGACACCTTGTCGATGCTGAATGCCATCTCGCGGAAGTCAGGAGAACCAGAGGTTCCCAGTGCTTCCAGGTAGTCACGAGCAGCGCCCTGAGCGTTCTCATAACGCACGTCGCCAGAGGCGTAGGTGGTGCTGTCGTTCAGGATAGCGGGGTTGTCGCCTTCAGCGTCGTTGTTGGCAGAAGCAGCTTGGTTAGAACCATCGCCACCGTTACCAGGACCAACGTAACCAGCGGTAGGATCGTAACCGCTGCCACCTTCGGCAGAGAAGCCAGGGTTGGGCTCGTTGAACAGAGCCTCAGCGCCACTACGATCGTTGTAGTGCGACTTCATTGCGAAGATAAGTCCAGTAGGACCGCTCATCGGTTGCACGCCACACACGTCATAAGCGACGAGGTTAGGCATAGCGCGACGCATCAAGCTGATCAGGATCGGATCGAAACCTGCCAGACCTGAGGAACCGTGAGAAGACTTAAGACCGTCTGCACCAACGCTGTTGATAGGAGCAGCTTCGTTGAGCATTGCGGACTCGTTCAGAGCACGCTCTTGGTTTTCCAGGAGTTGAGCGGTAACCTGCTTACGGTGAGAATCCTTAATCTCGGGGAGATCGCTATGATTCAGAACAGGTGCCCACTTTTCCTGCAACTGATGGGTATCCATTTTAGTTACTTGAAAAATTTGGGTTGAAGTTTATAATGTAAGAAATCACTTCTTACTGAGTGCGTTGACATATGCAGCCATAGAAGGTGCATAGTCCTCAGTCAGACCTTCCACAGGGGTTTCAGTTTGCTCGGTAGCAATTGCCTTGCTTTCCGAGAAGTAAGAACCCTTGATGGTGTTGAGTTTTTCTCTATAGGTCTCTTCGTCCTTGAAGGAAACAGCTTCTGCAAGAGAAGCAAACTTTTCTTTCTGGGTATCGGTAAGACCTTCGCTCATTTCGGCAACAATGCCTTCACGAGAGAATTCGGAGATGCGATTAGACAGTTTCACGTTCGCTTCAATCTGTTCATTGAGGCGATCTTCCATTTCACGAAGGGAGGTGTTCATAGACTCAAGAACATCCTCTTTGCCCTCAGGCACATCAATGTAGTGCTCATCAAAGAGACCCTTAAGTCCTGTGATGAACGACTCGGTGATCTCAACTTTGAGACCAGTGTCGATAGCAACTTGGTTCTCTTCGAGCCAACGCTCAGAAGTATACTTCAGCATACCATCGACTTCTTCTGCCAAGGAAGCGCGAACCTTCTCGGTTTCCTCAGCAAGCTTGGTGTTGTACTGTGCTTCCAGTTCCTCAACAATCGATGCAATCTTAGTTTTGACTGCGGCTTCAAAGATTGTTGCTGCTTTTTCCAGGAACTTCTCAGACAGTTTTTCGCCTTCAGCGAGTGCTGCAACGTCAGCACTGAGGTCCACTTCGATGTCCTCACGACGGGTACCGTAGGAGATACCTTGATCCAGTTTGGGCTCAGAACCGCTGGGCTCATCCTTACCATCGCCACGGGTTTGTTCGTCAGAAACGCCGCTCAGGGTAGCATTGTCCTTGAGCTTGTTGCTGTCGTCTGTGGACTTATTGTTGGTAGGAGTAGGACCACCCAGATCCTGAATTGCCTGACCAGGCACCAGGGAGGGATCCAGTTTACCAGGAGTTTGATCGCCAGGGTTTGCCTTGGCGTTCACTGCGGTTTTAGATTGAGTAGAAGGAGCAGCGGGCTCCGAGCCAGGCACCGTGCTGCTGGGGAGTTGCATTTCTGCAACCATCTCCTCAAACTTTTCGTTAATCAATTGGGACATCGGAGTTAACCTCTAAGCTTTAATACTGTTATGTCTAGATTTATTTATAAATTAAAGAGAGTTCAAGAAATTCTGAAACACTCTCAACTTCCGCGTTTCGATTTCGCGGCGCTCACTCTCAGAAATGAACTTCTGATATTTAGCAACTTTTGCTTCTTGGATAATACCGTTATCCCAGACCCACTCTTTACCTTCCATAATGCCATTAACGAAAGCATCAGGCGCGGAAGGATCTGCCACAATATCGGCAGCGGTTGCTAACATAAAGTCATCTCTGACATATGAAGTGTTTTCTCTACGGTCCACGGAACCGAGACCACGAGAAGAAACACCAAGTTTGACGCCCTCGTCGAGAAGATTCTTAGCGATGCGTCCCATAGGAGTATCGAGAATCTTTGCTTTACCAATGAAATTGGTACCCTCTTTCTTGAGAGAAACGATGCGGTGCGAAACGCGATCTAGATTGATGGTGGGACCATCGGGGTGACCTAGTTCGCCAACAGCACGATTATTATTAACGTGCTCAGCAATATACTTATTCACCTCACGCTCAAGAACGCTCATCGGATAGACACGATTGTTGCGATTTTTGAGTTCCGCTTGGAGAAAGACTCCTTCGATGTAGTGATTTTTCTTACCGCCAGATTCCTCTACGATAAGATTAACCTCCTCAATCGTTTCCGTTATTAGTTTCATCTGTTTCAGGTTGAGCAGTTGCTTCTGGTTGTTCGCCACCAATGTTGCCAAAGTATGTCTTAGCAAGAACATCAGCATAATTATCTAATGTCTCTGCGGATTTGCCGTAGAGCATTTGATTGATAGCATCTACTGCTGTAGCACGATTGCCATCAGCAATAGCATCAACCGCCGCACGTGCGGAAACTTCAGGGTTCGTATTTTCCATTACAAGTACCAGAATATTATTATTTAGCTTTCTAGATCGCTAGAAGAGCCCATACCGAGATCGGGTTGATTCTCGGGGAGTGCAGCATCGATAGGAACGATGCTAGGAATGAGACCAGAAGCACGTTCTTTTTTGATTTGCGCTTCGATTTCTTTCCGCTCGGTATCAGTTTGTTGGAGCACTTGGGTTTTGATATATTCCGCAGAGAAATATCTACCCAGGTAGGGTTCCATCTTGATAGCGAGATCTAAACGGTTGTTATTAAGTTCCGCGTCCTTAAGTTCTTGGAAGTGGTTATCGAACAGGAAGTCGTATTGGATATGCTCACGCATATCTTCCCACTCTTCTAGGGAGATAACTCTCTTCAGAACCAGTTGAGTCTTCAGAAGATCATCAAACAGAACAGAAAACTTTTTACGGAGGCGACCGACGAACTTGGAAAATTTAAGTTCGTCACGAAGAATTTCATTACTTCTTCCGAGACTAAATCCTTTTTCTCCATCTAACCGACTCGGGGGTAAGTTGAGCGATTTAAAGAGCTTCGTTCGGAAGTACTCTACGTCTTTTAGTTCACCAAGGTTTTGCCCGCCAGGAAGGGTAGAGATTTCGGTACCGCGCCCTCCCTCGCGGCGAGGAAGCCAGAAGTCTTCCAGCATAGACATATGCTTTTTGTCATCGCGAATCTCACCCGTGTTAGCATCATATACCAGTTTATTGCGATACCGATTCATCACATCGCGAAGGTATTGTTCCGCCTTAACTTTAGGCAGGTTACCGACATCGATGTAGAAAATCCTGCGCTCAGGTGCACGCGATAAGCGATAAATTACCAGAGCATCTTCAATCATTCTCAACTGGTTCAGAGACTTGATTGCTTTATGCAGGAAAGAAAGAGTAATTTTTTGGTTTAAAT